GAGCAGGAACCTTGGCTATCTGAACAGAAAGATATTAAGATTTTAGAAAGAGGAAGTAAAGTATTAATTGACGGAGTATGGAGTGAAATTCAAGACTTTAAATTCCATATTACTCCTGATGAAACCTCAGTATATAACTTTACTGTTCCTGGTACTAATTCTTACATAGCTGAAAAAACAGTAGTACATAACAAATAATTTATTATGGCAATATATAAAACTATACCAGGATCTAAAAGTAGAAATAGGACTACTAGAGCTCTTACATCAGACCAACAGACTAAAGCTAGAAATATAATTACTAACTTTATAACTTATTTTAAAAATAACGTAGAGTAATTCTATACGTTTATGAAAAATTGTTTGATAGTAGCTCTTCCTAGAAGTGGCTCTACTAACTTGTTATTTAGTATTTCAAGACGAAATAAACTTAAAGGACTATTCGAACCTTTCCATAAAAGTCCTAATATCTATTCCCGTTACCATAAAAATACAGTCTGTAAAATGATAATATACAGATTAGAGATGGAGGAATTGATAAACTTCAGTAAAAATTTTGAAAAAGTAGTTATACTTTCAAGACGAGATTTAGTAGCTGCTACAGAGTCTTTTGTTGCAATGAGATTAGATAACCATTCCAACAGTCTCACAGTATGGAATGAAGTATCAGATTTTAATAAGAAACATATTCCTTACTTTACTGATAAAATGACTGATTGGAGTAATTCCTTAGAAGATTTATCTAACAGAATTGGTATTAATATAGACTACTATGAAGATGTATACTCTAATAAATCTTTACAAGATAAAGATATTAAATTAGATCTAGAATATTTTGACCCTATCCGAAAATTGAGAGGCAAAAAAGCTTCTGTTGTAATATGATTTGGACTAAAGAAAACTTCTTATCAGAAAAACAGTGTCAAGATATAATTGACGCTAATGAACATAGGGCTGAACCTGTTGACTATATGGAGTTTGTAGATAGCGATGGTAATGTTAATGAAAGATATGATATCAAAGAAAGAGATAGAAGATCAGATATTTGTTACTTTCAAGATATGTCTATCAGAAATAATATGATTCATTACTTAAGTACTAAGTTAAAGGTTGATTTTCATTCTATAGATAAGTATGAGGCTTTTCATTTTATAAAGTATAATGAATTAGATCATTTTAACTGGCATAATGATGTTACTAGGATGGGAGAATATTATACCGGACTTATAAGTTTAAACGAATCATATGAAGGAGGAGAGCTTCTATATAGAGATAGTAACAGAAAAATACATCAGTTTGAAAAAAAGACCGGTAAATTATATTTATTTCCTGCTAAGACATTTCATGCTGTAAAAAAAATAAGTCAAGGAACTAGATATTCTCTGGCAACATGGTTTTTTAATAAGAACAAAACAGCAATATAATTTGTATGCTAGAGATTTTTTTCGTATATTATATAAAAAGATAATATTATGAACAGAGAGTATTTTATTGCATCAGACAAAATTAACGCTAGAATTAGAGAAACAGTTATTCCTGGTTACCATATAGTTATGGAAGGTAAAACGTATGAACAATGTTCTAAGCTCCCAACAGGAAGAGCAAAAATTAAAAGATTATTCAACATGGATAATACTTTATCTTTGAATATCTATGGCTAATAATTTAGATAGGCAATATCAAAAGCTTTTACAGAACGTATTAGAGAACGGCAAATCCAAAAAAGATAGGACAGGTACAGGTACTCTTTCTACCTTTGGAGCTACAATCAGACATGATATGTCAGAGGGCTTTCCTATACTAACTACTAAGAAGGTAGCTTTCAAAACTATGGTTACTGAGTTAAAATGGTTCTTAAGAGGTGATACTAATATTAAGTTCCTTCAAGATAACAACTGTAAGATATGGGATGGTGATTATGAGAAGTCTGGTAGAACAGATGGAGAATTAGGACCAGTATATGGAAAGCAATGGAGGGACATAAACGGAATAGACCAACTAGAGAATCTTATAACTGGACTTATATCTAACCCAGATAGTAGAAGGCATTTAGTTGATAGCTGGACCGTTGAAGATTTAGATAAGATGACTCTTCCTCCATGCCATTATTCTTTCCAATGCTATGTAGCAGATGGTAAGCTCTCTCTGATGTGGAATCAAAGAAGTGCTGACCTATTCTTAGGAGTACCATTTAACATTAGTAGTTACGGTCTGTTACTGTTATTACTATGTAAGGAGACTAGATTAGAGCCTGGAGAGCTGATAGGTAACTTTGGAGATGTTCATTTATATACTAATCATTTAAAACAAGCAGCTAAACAAGTTAATAGGTCTGGATTTAAGCTTCCTTTAGTAAAGTTAAGCTGCTATGATATTTACAGAGGTGATTTTGATGTAGAGCTTGTTAAGTATCAAAGTCATTCTGCAATAAAAGCACCATTAAGCAACTAGTATGAAATTATTTATAGAAATAGTTCTTTATGCAATAGTAATCTATGGGGTAATAACTATAGGGTGTTAAAGTATAAAATTTTTATAGGGTATGATTCTAGAGAAGATATAGCATACCAGGTATGTAAAAACTCTATACTTACTCAATGCTCAGATATTTCTAAAATAGAAATAGTACCTCTTAAACTACAAGAATTAAGAAAAGATGGACTTTACTGGAGAGGAGAAGACAAATTAGGTTCAACTGAATTTACTTTTTCTAGATTCTTAGTTCCTTTGTTATCTGATTTTAAAGGTACTTCTTTATTTGTAGACTCTGATACTTTATTTTTAGATGATCCTCTTAAATTAATAGAACAAAATAACTCAGAGTATGCTATTCAAGTAGTAAAGCATGAATATAAGCCGCTATTTAAATATAAGATGGATGGTAGAGTTCAAACTCAGTACCCTAGAAAAAATTGGAGTTCAGTAATGTTATGGAATAATAGTCATTTATATAACAAACAACTTACAGTTGAATTTATTAATAATGAAGAGACAACAGGAGCTCATTTACATAGGTTTAATTGGCTAGAAGATTCTTTAATAGGTTCTCTCTCATATGAATGGAACTGGTTAACTGATTGGTATACTAAAGGTACTCCTAAACTTCTTCATTTTACTGAAGGAGGTCCATGGTTTGAAAACTATAGGAATTGTAAATACTCTGACCTTTGGTTAAAAGAGTTTAATAGAATGTTTAGTGAGTGAAAAATTTGACATTGAAAAACATATTACTTTCCGGAAGAAAAGGATTAATCAGGCTACTATTTCCAACCCTTTACTTCCTGGTCTTGCTGTAGTAGAAATAAATCCTACAGAACTCTGTAACAGGACGTGTAGCTTCTGCCCTAGAAGTAATCCTGAAGTATACCCTAACCTTAACTTAAACATGCCAGTTGCAGTAGCTGAAAGACTTTCTAGTCAACTTAAAGAAGCTAACTATGATGGTGATATTCATATTACAGGCTTTGGTGAACCTACTCTTAATAAAAATATAATAGACATAGTAAAAGTATTTTCTAAACATTTTTATACTACTATTACTTCTAATGGAGATAATATTATGTCTGGTAAGTTAAAGCTAGAAGATATCATAGAGGCTAAACTATCTTACTTAACCGTTGACTGTTATGATGGGGATGAACACTATAGTAAGATAGTAAATAAACTTAAAGAGTTAGATAATACAGATGTAGGCTATAGAGTTAGAGACCATTATGATGATGGTTCATCTACTTTATTTGATGATTATAACTTTAATAATAGAGGAGGAATATTAGGAGAGGTTAAGAGTATTAAACGTCCTTGCTTCTTTCCTATGTACAAAGCAATGGTAGATTGGAATGGAGATCTTCTTCTATGCTGTAATGACTGGTCTAGAAAACAGATAGGATTAGGAAATGTAAATAAAAAAGATTTTCCTAAGCTATGGAATAGCATATACTATAACTCTATCAGAAGAGCTTTACTAAAAGGAGATAGAAAAGCATTACCAGCATGTGCAGGATGTAATGTAGATGGGTGTATGGCAGGAGAAGATAGTGCAAATTTATATAGAGAAAAGTTGGTAACTTGATAATTTCTTCTTATATTTAGATATAAAAATAAAGGTTATGCATTTAAGAACTACTAGGAGATTAGCTGAGAAATATTTAGATAATTGTATTGATGTGTATGGTCATAGCAAACATCATGACTGTACTCCATACATAGAGTTTCAACCATATGTTCATTCAGTCTATACTGAAGATGATAATCCTGAAGCAGAGTATATCTTTGACTATAATACAATAGTAATATACTATAAGAATATAGAAGATGCAGAGCATCTAGCTCAGACTATCGTGCATGAATATCAACATTACTTACAGTCTCCTTCATGGATGACTCGATACTATAATATGGGATACTCTTATTCAGATCATCCTTATGAAGTAGCAGCATTCAAAGCAGAGGAGAATTTTATGAAAATATATGAGTAAGTTAGAGTTTGATCCTCTTCTTACTCCAAGACAAATCATAGAGTATGGAGCTTTTGGTGGAAGTTACTTTGGAGTAGAATTACTATATGGTGATACTCAGTATTGTCAATTGTTTAAAGATCTATTTGAAGGTGTAGATGAAAGTTTATACTTAACTAAAAAATACTCTCCTAAACTTAATCAGTTTAAAACTAGATCCGGAATGGGATATGAATACTGGAAAGAGATGGGATGGATACATGATGATGATCCTTACGGTTGGTTTGAATGGTACTGTAAATATTCTTTAGGTAGACGTCATGAAGATGATGATAGGCAGATAATAAGATGGCAGAACTTCTGTGGTAAAACTGGTAGATGGAAAGATAGAATTTATAATAGAATACATGAAACTAATAACTGGAAGATAAGTCCTAGAATACAACAATCATTACTACATTGGGGCTACTTTGTAAATGATTATGATTATGAACATTGGAAAATAATTAAAAGAAAATAGTAGGTTTACTGAATTATTTTTCTTATATTTAAATAAAGATTAAATACTATGATTAAGAGATTAAAAGAGTGTTCATTAGGTGAAAGAGTTTTATTGGATTGTTCAATGGTAAATGGACATAAAGGAATATACGAAGTAGTTGTCCGCTCTATGGATGCAGGAGAAATAATAGTAGAAACTCCTAATGGTTCTAGAGCTAGTATGGATGGATACGAAAAAGTTCAAGAAGTTTAATTAAAAAAATAAAGGTTATGAAAAAAGCAAAAAGACATTATGAAGCTTGGTCTATTGAAGAAGCTAACTCATTTTTAGATTACTATTTAGCTAACATTACAAGGAAAGATTACTCTATTGTATTAGATCAATATGCTCAGCAGGTTGATAGAACTTATGATGCTATTGCATTTAGAGTTAAAGAGGTACTTAGTATTCTTACTGAAGGGACTAAAGGATTAAAAAAGGATAAGTGGACTAAGGAGTTCATTAAAGCTGTAGATACTAAACTTAATGATGGTTCTATATCTAAAGCTAAAATGTTAATGTTATTTGAATAGTATGCATAAATTATATT